CATCCGCGACCTATCTGTGGACGGCGTGACGAGCCTGTCCAGGATGAAGTTGGCAGATCGGGCTATTCGCCTGGCGCTGGATGCGGAACAGGCAGCAAGCCGGATCTTTGAGACCGGCAACATGGCCGGCGGCGCCATTGAGGTGCCAAATGCGCTCAGCGAAAAGGCCTACGAGCGCATGCGCACGTCTCTCGACACCGAGTATGCCGGCGCCGCCGCGGCACAGCGCTGGATGTTGCTGGAGGAGAACGCCAAGGCGAACAAGTTCGGCAGCACCGCCCAAGAGGCCCAGCACGTCGAGAACCGCAGCGCACAGGTGGAGGAGGTGGCCAGGCTTTACGGCGTCCCCCGACCGCTCCTGTTCCTAAGCGACACCAGCTGGGGCACTGGCATCGAGCAGCTGGGGATCTTCTTCCTGCAGTACACGATGTTGGAGCACTTCACCAACTGGGAGCAGGCGGTCGCGCGATCGCTGATCGACGAGCGGGACCTGGAGCGCTACCAGCCCAAGTTCAACGTGCGGGCGCTGATGCGCGGCACGCTCAAGGATCAGGCCGACTTCTTCAAGGCCGCGCTCGGTTCCGGCGGTACGGCGCCGTTCCACACGCAGAACGAGGTCCGCGACCTGCTGGATTATCCGGAATCGGACCAGCCCGGGGCCAATGACCTGATCAACCCCATGACACAGAAGGGAAAGAGCAATGAGCCTCCGGCAGCTGCCTGAAATCCGTGCCGAGCGACGGCTCGGCGCCGCCCAGTTCGACATGCGTCCCGACGCTCTCGAACGGTGGGAGCCCGAAGTTCGCGCCGCCGGCAACGACGCGAACAGCATCTCGATCTATGACTCGATCGGCGAAAACTGGGAGGGCACTGGCGTCACCGCCAAGCGGATCAGCGCCGCCCTACGCGCCATCGGCGAGAAAGACGTGGTGGTGAACATCAACTCGCCCGGCGGCGACTTCTTCGAAGGTGTCGCGATCTACAACCTGCTGCGCGAGCACCAGGGCAGGGTGACAGTCCAGGTCATGGGCCTGGCCGCGTCGGCGGCGTCGGTGATCGCGATGGCCGGCGACGAGATCCTGATGGGTGACGGATCGTTCCTGATGATCCACAACGCTTGGGCGGTGGCCATCGGCAATCGGCACGATATGGCCGACGCGGCAAAGCTGCTGGAGCCCTTCGACACGGCCATGGCCAAGGTCTACGCGGCCCGCTCGGGCGTCACCGAGGCCGAGGCGGCTCGGATGATGGACGAGGAGACCTGGATCGGTGCCGCCCAGGCGGTGGAAGACGGCTTTGCCGATGGTCTGCTCGATGGAGCTGCTGCCACCAAGGATGCCAAGCAGGCATCGGGTGGGCGCAAGGCTCTGGCTTTGGTCGAAGCGGCGATGGCCAAGGCCGGCCACTCCCGATCCATGCGACGCGACACCCTGAAATCGCTGTTCAACGGCAAGCCGAGCGCTGCCGGGTCCGCTACGCCGAGCGCTGGCGGCAACGAAACCTCGGCCCTGCTGCAGGGCCTTCTCGACAACATCAAAGCCTAAGAGGCCAACACATGACCAAGATGACCCACGGCCGCGTCCCGCGCGGCCTCGTTTCCGTGCACGCCGATGGCGGCAGCCAGCCTGACGTGAAGGCGCTGGTGGAGTCGCTGAACAAGGCATTCGCCGAGTTCAAGGCCGAGCACACCAAGCAGCTCGAAGAGATCAAGAAGGGCAGCGCCGATGCACTGCAGGCCCTGAAGGTCGACAACATCAATGCCGATATCACCCGCCTGCAGGCTGCGGTCGACCAGGCTAACACCCAGATGGCCGCGTTCCAGATGGGCGGTGGTAGCGCCGGCAGCGGTGTCGCCGATGCCGAGTACACCGATTCCTTCCGTGCCCACTTCCGCAAGGGTGAAGTGCAGGCGGCCCTGAACAAGGGCGCGGCCGATGAAGGTGGATACCTGGCCCCGGTCGAATGGGATCGTTCGATCACCGACCGACTGGTCATCGTGTCGGATATGCGGCAGTTGGCCAACGTGCAGCCCTGCTCCGGTGCGGGCCTGACCAAGCTCTACAACACCGGCGGCACTTCGTCGGGCTGGGTGGGCGAAGAAGATGCCCGCCCGGAGACCGCAACGGCGAAGCTGCGGCCGCTCAGCTTCGGCTGGGGCGAGATCTACGCCAATCCGGCGGCGACCCAGCAGCTGCTGGACGATGCCGAGATTGACCTGGAGGCATGGCTGGCCGGCGAGGTCGAGCTGGAGTTCGCCAAGCAGGAGGGCGATGCGTTCTTCTCCGGCAATGGCGTCAACAAGCCGTTCGGCATCCTGACCTACGTGGACGGTGGCGCCAACGCGGCCAAGCACCCGTTTGGTGCGATCAAGGTGGTGAACAGCGGCGTGGCGGCCGGCATCAACGGTGACAGCATCCTGGACCTGGTCTATGACCTGCCGTCGGCATTCACCGCGGGCGCCAAGTTCGCGCTGAACCGCAAGACCCAGGGTGTGGTGCGCAAGCTGAAGGATGCGCAGGGCAACTACCTGTGGCAGCCGTCGCTGGTGGCCGGCCAGCCGTCGACCCTGGCCGGCTTTGCGGTGCAGGACGTGGCCGCGATCCCGGATGTGGCAGCAAACGCCATCGCCGCGCTGTTCGGCGACTTCAAGCAGACCTACACCGTGTACGACCGCAAGGGCGTGCGCGTGCTGCGTGACCCGTACACCAACAAGCCCTACGTGATGTTCTACACCACCAAGCGCGTGGGCGGCGGTGTGCACAACCCGGAGCCGATGCGCGCCCTCAAGATCGCGGCTTCGGCCTGATCACCCACCCGTCGGGCGGCCTCGCGCCGCCCGGCATCCACCCTGTGATCGAGGAGCCGCAATGGCAAAGTTCATCAAGCCCTTCCGTGGAGTGCCGGAAGGCGAGATCTATCCCGTCCAGTTCGTTGCCGGCGATGACTGCCCGCGCGAGCTGGAGGCCGGCGCACTCTCTGTCGGTGCGCTCAGCCTGATGGCAGACACACCGCCCCCGATCCTGCTGGGCTCCAGTGTTCAGCCGGCGAGCTTCGAGATTTCCGACGGCAGTGTCCTGTCGTTGGGCGATGTGGTTGGCCGCGCGCACGTAGCCTCGGGGCTGTCGGTGGAGGACTGGAACGCGCTCGATAGCACCGCACGCGAGGCGCTGATCGCCGATACCGTCGACAAGCTGTCCGAAGAGGACGACAAGGGCCAGGTCGCTGCCGAAGACAAGCCCGCCTTGATGGCGCAGCTGGAAGCCGCAGGTATCCCGTTCGACAAGCGCTGGGGGGCGGAGAAGCTGGCCGCTGCTCTGGCTGAAGGGAAGAAGGACTGATATGCCCATCGTCTCACTCGCACAAGCCCGCTCGCATGTGCGAGTTGAGGCCGATTACCCCGAGGAGCAATTGCAGGCCGCCATTGCCGGCGCGCAGGATGCAGCGCAGGCATACCTAAATCGGCGGATCTACCAGGACGCCGACGCCTTGGCTCTCGCACGGAGTAGCTATCCAGCTGCAATGAAGGCGGCTGTGCTTGCAAAAAGCCAGGCGCTTGCAGACGCGGTGTTCATTGAGGATAGCGACGAGCGCACTGCCGCAATAAGGCTGGCGGTTGTCGCCCATCGCGAGGCGACAGCCGACGCGGAGGCCTGCGTCCATGGCGTTGTTGTGAATCCAAGCATCTTCTCTGCCATCCTGCTGACGCTCGGTCACCTCTACGCGAACCGCACGGACGTGATCGTGGGAGCCCAGGCGGTCGAGCTACCCAACGGCGCCAAGAGCCTGCTGCGCCCATACCGAAGGGTGATGATGCCATGACGCTTCTAGATGGCGATCTGCAGCACCGCATTCGCTTCGAGCGCAAGACCGATTCGCGCGATCCACTGGGCGGCCCAGGTAAACCGGTGTGGGTCGAGGTTGTGAGCGTGTGGGCCAAGGCCACCAACAATCTTGCGGCAACGACAGAGGCGGTCGCCGCCGGCGCGGATCGCTACCGGGAGCAGGTTCGGTTCGATATCCGCCCCCGTGACGTTGATCCTCAGTGGCGGATCGTGTTCCGTGGGCGCACCTTCGATATCAAAAGCATCGCACCCAGCAACGACCGTAGTGAGGTGGCGATCATCGCCGTAGCGGGGTTGAGCAGTGACTGAGCAAGTGTCAATTCAGGGGCTGGATGGCCTGTTGCGCTCGCTGCGGGAAGCCCCCAAGGCGATCCAGGGAAGGGCGGTCCAAGCCGGCATGCGCAAGGGCGGCAACGTCATCCGGGACGACGCCAGGCGCCGCGCACCGAAAGCGTCGGGGTTCATGGCCTCGCAGATCGTCACCCGCCGGGCCAACTCCAAGAGCCGACAGCGCGCAGGTGTAGGCCAAGGCGGCGAGTACTTCACCGTAGGCGTTAAGACGGGGCGCCGCCGCAAGTACGCCAACACCAAGCGCAATCAACGGCGTGGGCGGACCGGTAAAACCTATGTCGATAGAGGCTGGGCCTACTACTGGCGGTTCATAGAGTTCGGCACCAAGAACATGCGGGCGTCTCCGTTCCTCACGCCAGCAGGCGAGGCCAAGGGCCCGGAAGCGGCTCAAGTGGTCATCGACGAGACCTGGGCGGCGCTGGACAAGCAACTGAAGAAGGATGGCTGGCGATGATGGTTCCCCTGATCCAATCGCTGCTGGAAGGCGATCCGACCGTCCGGCAGCAGCTCGGCGACCCCGTCCGCCTATTTCTGGGCAGTGCGCCCCAGAACACGCCGCTCCCTTACGCCACGTGGGAGGTGGTCAACGGCTCGCCAACCGCGATGCTGTCCGAGCCGCCGCCGGCTGACGGCTGGCGGGTCCGCATGACCGTATGGGGCGAGGTCCTCACCCAAGCCAACGGCGTTGCCGTCGCCATCCGCGATGTGGTGGAGCGCGTGGGCAGCATCGAGTCGTACAACCCGACGCCCGACAGCGACGGCACGGATGCGATAGGCATTTCGTTCGACGTGCGGCTCCTGCAGCTGCGCTGATCCACACAACGGCAACCCACCGGCCCCGCAAGGGGCCTTTTTCATGCCCGGCGACGGGCACAACGCAAGGAAACCCCTATGGGACAGGTAATCAAGTCGAAGCACTCCCAGTTGTTCGTCGCCACCGGTGCGGCTGAGGTCACCAAGGTGACCCGACTGCGTTCGGTTGGCTTCCCCGATGGCCAGGCGTCGGAGATCGATATCTCCGACTACGACGACGACTGGGACCAGTTCGTCGCCGGGCGCAAGCAGACCGGCAGCACCAGCATCGAGATTATTTACGACAGCGAAGATCACCAGAAGCTGGAAGAGCTGCACAAGACCGGTGCCGTCGTGAACTGGCTGGTGACCGCGCCGAAGTCGGAAACTGAAGGAGCGGCAAAGCCGGTCGCGGTCGCCGGGAAGATCACCCCGCCCACTGACGTGCTGTCCAAGAAGTTCGACGGCTTCGTCCAGAACTTCGCGGTGACCAGCCAGGACAACGACGTCTGGAAGGCCACGATCACCATCCGCGGCTCCGGCGCAGTCACTACCCACCGGCCTTCGGTGGGCGGCTGACCGTCGCAACGGCGTTCTCTCTCGGCCCGCTTCGGCGGGCCTTCTCTTTGACGGGGCGCGCGGATCCTCCGCGTGTTAGCCGTGCGCGGTCCGCGCGCCCTGTCGCCATTTAAGGAAACGGCCAATGAGCAAGACCAGCGAAACCACCGATACCCAGCCGCAGCAGCCCGTGAGCCTCCTGCAGTCCTTCACCGACCTGGGCATGTTCGCCTCCAAGGACGTGCACGCTGACGCGATCACCCTGCCGAACGGCGACAAGGCACAGTTCCACGTGCGCGAGCTGCCGGACGCGGAGTTCCGCAAGCTGTGGGGCGAGGGCGACCGCGCCAAGCTGATCGCGGCAACCATCTGCGACGAGGACGGCAAGCCGGTCATGAACGTGACGCAGGCCGCCCAGCTCAAGCCGCTGGTGGCTGCTGAGCTGCAGCGCGTGGCCATGAAGCACTCCGGGTTCGGCGACGACGCCGCCCAGGCGCAGGCCGACGCGGGAAACGGCTAAGGCAGCGTGGCGAGGACTGGTTCTGGAAGGTCCTCGCCGGTCACCTGCACCGGCCGGTTTCGGAGTTGCGGGCCACCATGTCACGGCGCGAGTTCCTGGAATGGTGGGAGTTCCACAAGCGGAACCCCATCGACCCTGTGAGCCTGCACATCAAGCCCGCTGCCTTCGCCGCGTACATCACCGCCTCGCACAGCCAGGGCGGGACCAAGCGCTCCTTTCAGCACTACCTCGACGCCCTCGTGCCACGGTCCGATGAGGACGAGGCGCAGGACTGGTTCGACGGACTGGGATGACCATGACCGACACATTCGGGCGGTTCGCCGCCACGCCCATTGGCCCGGTACTCGCTTCGCGAGATGGCGGGCTCACCCTGGCCACCACCGGCGCCACCACGCTGGCCAGTCACGCGCGTTCCGACTTCAGCCTTGATGCCGGGACGGCGGGCGTGGAGTTTGCTGTGTGGGGTGATGACGCCGTTGCAGCACTCGTAGGATTCGCCACCGGCCCGGCAGCGCTGAACAAGGCGCTGGGTGCAGACCTCGCCAGTATCGGCTGGGACCTCGCCGCCGGGCGGCTGCTGCAGGCAGGCGGTGCGATCGCAACGGGCCTTCCGACAGTGGCCCATGGCGACATTGTCGGGCTGCAGGTGGTGTTCTCGACCCCTCGCCAGCTGCGGCTCTACCTCAACGGCGCGCAGATCCTGGTGCGCGAGCTGCAATTGTCCGGTCCGCTGTTCTTCGCCGCTTCGCTGGGCGCTTCGAAGGCTGGCGGGCTCTGCCTGGCTGTCAATGCCGGGCAGTGGGGGCCGCGAAGCGAGGCGGCGGCCGCTGGCTGGCGGTTGCCCACTGCGTCCGTCAGTCCGACCCGGCTGGCCGACGTGGACTGGCTGTCCGCGCCCGGCGACAGCCCGGCCAATGCCCGTTACGAGGGATTGGTGGCCGAGGGCGTCAACCTGATTCAGGAGCTGGCGTTCTGGCCATGGGGCGGTGATCCGGTGTCCCAGACAGCGGCCGCCGAGTGCGTTGTGGTCGATGCGGAAGGACTGCTGGACGGGATGGCGGGCACTGGTGCCTCTGGCAGTTCGGTGCAGATCCTGCTGGCACCCGAGAGCGGCATGCGGGCCGACGCGGTCCCAGCCTTCCGTTGCGCGATCGAGCAGATCGAGATCAACGACGATGGCACCAAGACGCTGCACCTGCGCGATGCGCACGACTACCTGGACGAGACGATCAACCGCGGCGTGTTCCTGCCGAATGTCGCGTCACTGGCGTGGAAGCCCCAGCCGGTGGTGATTGGCGCGGTGGCCAGCATCCCGGCCATGGGCGCCAATTCGGACGCAACATCGATGTTCGTTGCTGACAGCCGGGTCTACGTCAATGCGGTGATGGACCGCGGCGACCTGATGGAGATCAACACCTACAACGAGGCGCCGGACGGGCAACAGCTGCTGCTGAAGTCGCCACCGGTGACGCCGGTCGTGGTTGACGCCTCCAGCATCGGCGCGGGCATGATGCCGGCGCGGCTGGAGCAGGCAGTGGGTGATGTGATGGCCCGGTTGGGCCGAGCGGCGTGGTCGGCCAGCGACTGCGCGGTGATCGATCAGGCCACGGGCTACATGGGGGTCGGTTACTACGCGGGCACAGCCATCACCGGCCGCGCGGCACTGAATTCGCTCCTGCCCAGCTACGGCGCCGGCTGCTATCAGGATCCTGCTGGCGTGTTGCGCTTTGTCCGCGTGACCGCGCCCGAGGCCCATGCCGGTGCGTTCGCCTTCGACCTGTCGGAGGATGATCTGGCGGCTGATCTGGTCATGGTGCCCGATGACGCTCCCAACCTGACCCGACGCATGGCCTACCGACCCAACGGCCAGGCGCTGGGCGCATCGGACCTGGTCACCGACGTTGTCGACGTGCCCCAGTCCCGACGCGACGAACTGACCGGCCTCTACCGGGGGCAGGTGTATGGTGCTGGTCCGCTGCATGCCCACTACCAGCGGGCAGAGGCTGCCGACCCGGTCATCTCGTTGTTCTGGCACGCGGCCGATGCGCAGCGGGAGATTGAGCGCGTCCTGGGCATGTACCAGGTGCAGCGCCACTTCTACCAGCTCGCCGTCCGTGGTGATCAGGAACTGGCGCCGCTTCCCGGGCAGATCGGCCGGCTTACCTACGGTCGATACGGCCTCGAGGACGGCAAGCCGGTGCTGGTGCGTCGGGTAGAGCGCAACCCAGCCACGGGGGACGTGGTGCTGACGGTGTGGGGCTAATCCACTTCCCGGATCATGTCCTCCAGCTGGCCCGCAAGATAGGAAATGTCGGCAGACGGGCTGTATAGCCCACTGGCCCATTGGGACGGTGGCGCGTTCGTTCGCAGCGAGAAATTTGCTGATGCCTTGCTCACGGCCGGTTCGTAGAACGCGTCTTCCAGCCGGGTGAGCCGACGCTTGGAGCCATCGATCGTCCCTGTGGATGCGCGTTGCTTGAGGTGGGCTTTCAGCTCAATCAGGCGCTGCCTGTACTGATCGAGTTCATCCGCACTCAATGCACGATGGCGATCGCCTGCGTCAGCCAGTTCCTCAAACTCTGCATGCACTCGTTGCAGCTCGGCCAGCAAGCGCTGCGCCTCTTGGAGATTAAAAGTGTCCATTCAATTCGATCCTGAAAGCGGCCTCGTCCGTGTTGAAATCAGTGTGCGCGGCGGGGAGGCCGACGATCTCAACCGGCACCTGGCCTCGGGCGCGCTGCACACGCTGGAGTCTATTGCCGGTTTGGATCAGGGGCCTGTGAGACGGCGGCTGATCGACTGCTTGGGGCGGCAGGTTCGGTCGCTGAAGCGTAACGAGGATGAAGTTCGCACAGCGAAGAAGGCAGGGGCCCCGTGCTGATCGGATACGGCATGCCGGCCGTTGCGACGGTCACCCTCACGGGCGCCACGTGGCTCAGTGCGGACCAGGGCTCGGCGCTCTTCGACGGCAAGCCTGGCAGGTCCTCTCGGATCCGGCGCACAAGCTCGCTGGCGATCACGATCACCCTGGCCGACGCTGTCGTCCCGGGGATCATCGCGATTCTCGGCCTCAACATCCCGCCCGGCGTGCAGGTCAGCGCTGCCGGCGCGACCGGGACCACTGTGCGTCTGCCCGACGGCAGCGTCTGCGCCTGGCTGTTCCCGCAGGCCGGCGCCCTGGTCTCGGTGGTGTCCGTGGAGATCGCCACCACTGCCACCAACGTGGACGTGGGCGAGATTGCGATCTTCCGGGCGGTGGACGTTGGTATCAAGGACGGCTGGGCCGTGGCCACTATCGACGCCAGCGTTCATGCCCGGACCAAGGGCGGCCAGGTCAATACGGTTCCCGGGGCGCTGTACCGCCGCCTGACCTGCACGCTGTCGGGCCGCTCCACGCCGGTTGTGCGCGGCAACGGCCTCGGCGGCATGGATTGGGAGACGATCGGGGCTGCACTCTCGGGCCGGCGGCGCTCCTGTGTCGTGCCCCAGTACCGGGATATGGTCACGAAGGCGTTCGATCCAGCACTGGCGGCGCGGTCCGCGCTCTATGGCTTCTCGACCCAGCTACCCAGTGCCGAGAACATCAGCCGGCAATACTTCTCGGGATATATGGAGTTCGAGGAGGTGCCGGCGTAGCGGTTTGTTGCGGCCCGGGGAGAATGCGAGAATCCTCGAAGGACACTGATACGAGGATCGCAATGAGAACCCCAATGACCCTGGCCACGGTCGCCATTGCACTTGCTGCCGGAGTTCTCCTCGTGTCCTGCGGCGGCGTTCCACCCGAACAACTTGCGTATCGGGAGGCGAGCAAGAATTGCCGCCAGTGGATCAAGGAGTCTGCCAAGAATCCATCCTCTGCCAAGATCCCCGATCCGAGTTCGGTACACCGCGCAGGTGACCAAATAGAAGTCCTGTGGGGGCATGGTGATGGTTTGACGCTGATGAACGGGTTTGGTGCAAACGTAGACACGACCGCACGATGCGTCATGTCTTTGGACGGCCATTTCCTGAAAGAGCTGGTAATCAATGACGAAGTAATCCGACGATCATCCCCCAACTGATCGTTCGCCAATAGGAGCCGCCCAACAGGGCGGCTTTTTTCTTGTCGGCCCGCCATGTGCGGGCCTTTTTTGTGGACGATGGCATGAGCCTTTACACACTTACCGTAGACCTGTTGCTTAAGTCGGGCTCCTTCGAGCGAGATAGTGGTAAGGCCGCGCGCGTGGTCAAGCGCGACATGGAAACCATTCAGTCGTCCATGTCTGACGCCACCCGCCGCGGCGCGGATGAGGTATCTGCGGGCTTCCGGCGCGTGGCGATCGAAGCCGTGGGGATGACCTCTGCACTGGCAGCAGTAAAGGCGGTCATTGGCAAGGCCGATGAGTGGACCAACCTGAACAACCGGCTCCGTCTTGTAACCAAAGACCAGGCGGCGTTCGTTGCTGCTCAGCAGGACGTGGTCCAGATTGCGAAGGCGACGCGGCAGCCTTTGGGGGCAACAGCCGAGCTCTATCAGCGAATCGCCATGAATCAGGACGCGCTGGGCCTGTCCGGCGCCGGCCTGGCGCGCGTGGTTGAGACCATTAGTAAGACGATGGTGATCAGCGGCAGCAGCGCTGCAGCCGCTGAAGGAGCGCTCATCCAGCTGGGGCAGGCGTTCGCTTCCGGTGCATTGCGCGGCGAGGAACTGAATTCAGTTCTTGAGGGCGCACCGGCGCTGGCCCAAGAGATTGCCAAGGGGCTAAACGTCCCGATGGGTAAGCTTCGCGAGCTGGGGCAGGCCGGCAAGCTGAGCGCCGACCAGGTCATCAAGGCCCTGGAGCGCCAAGCGGGCGCTGTTGACCAAGCCTTCGGAAAGATGGACGTGACCGTAGGGCAGTCCCTGACCCTACTCAACACCAACCTATCGGAGATGATCGGCCGCGCCGACGACGCCACTGGCGCGTCTCAGGCGCTCGCTGCAGGCATTGGCTTGCTGGGTAGCAACCTTCAGGCGGTCGCTGTTGCCAGTGCAGCAGTTGCCTCGGGGCCTCTGCTGAAGGCCCTTCTCGCGCGGGTCGCGGCAGCGAACGCCGGGGTAGCCGCCGATAGGGCAGCTGCCGCTCAGAATCTGGCTGCTGCACAGCAGCTCGAGCTACGGACCCGTGCAGCTATGCTCGATGCGGAGGCGGAGGTGCGCCGCGCTGCTGCAATCGGAGGTAGCGTATCGGTGAGCAGCAAGGCCGCCGCAGCGACGCTGGAGCACCGGCAGGCGACCCTATTGCTGGCTCAGGCGCAAACGCAGGCTGCAGCTGCCAATGCCGGATGGCTGGCGCGTGCTGGGTCCTCGACTCTCGCCATGCTGGGCGGTCCGGCGGGCATTATCACGATGCTGGCAACCGCCGCAGCTGGCTGGTTGATCTTCCGGGATAACACCAATACTGCAGCGGCGGCGCTCATTGACTTCGGCGGAGCGGCCGATACTGCGATCGAGAAGTTTCGCTTGCTCAATCGGCAGCAGCAGGCTGGCGAGATTCTCCGCTTGCAGAAGGAGATCGACGCGAACTACCGCACCATCACGGGGTCCATCACCGAGATGGTCGCAGCGGCCACAAACTTTGCCACTGCTGGCCAGGCGTCTGCATTCATTCAAGAAACCGAACGCCTGGATTCCGCATTCAAGGCGGGGAAGATCAGCGCGGATGAGTTCGCGAGCAGGCTAGACGCGGCGTGGAAGGCAATGATCGAAGGCTCTCCGGCGGCTGCAGCGGTGGCCAAGAGCCTCACGGAAGAGACCGCCGCCGCTGCGACTGCCGGTAGGGAGGTCGATCGCAAGCGGGCGATCTTGGATGCGTTCACTGGCAGCAGCACTCAAGCGAAGGGTGCCACCGACGCGCTGTCGGGCTCCTTCAATGCACTGGGGGACTCGGCCGGCGCTGCTGGGAAGCGGATCGCGTCGGCGATGCAGTCGCTGCCTGGCCAGCTGGCGCGCGTTGGCAAGAGCGCGGCAGAGGTGGCAAAGCTGGACGTGGGCGACTGGTTCAAGGAGGCCCAAGCCAGCGGCGTCGACTTCTCCAAGCGCGACGACCCGAAGGTCAAGCAGTACCTTGAACAGGGCGCCCAGTACATCCGGCTGCAGACCGAGCTGGCCGCGGCGCAGAAGAACTTCACCGAGTCGCGCAAGGCTTCGTCGGCCGCAGAGCGTGCGGGCGCGAAGGACCGCAAAGCCGACGCGGAGGCAATCAAGCGCTACGGCGAGCAGGCGGCGATGGCTGCCGCGACCATGGCTGGCCCGCTGGCTGAGGCCACCGAGCGCCAGAAGCAGCTCGAGGACAAGCTGAAGGAAGCGCTCAAGGAAGGGCGCATTGAGCGTGCCGCGTACAACACGCTCGTGCTGGAGTCGCAGAAGGCGTTGGAGCAGTCCAGCGCTGAGATCAAGAAGGCCCTGGCCAGTCCGGAATCGCTGCTGGCGACCATGGACGCCGAGGTGGCCATGCTCGGCAAGGTCGGGCGTGCGCGAGAGCTGTCGCGCCGGCAGATGATGAACGAGCGCGACATGCGGCAGGAGCTGCAGAGGGCCGTGGAGGCGGCAGGCAGCAAGGAGGAGCTGGCCAGGAGGAAGGGCGTTGCCTCATATGAGGCGTATGAGCAGTCCATGCTTGCTGCGGCTCGCGCCTCGGCCGATCTGTCGCTGCGGGTGGAAGAGGCTGCAGCGAACGTAGAGGCATGGGCCAACGTGCTGGTGTACGGCGTCGGCGATGCCGCAGACGCCATGGCGGACTTCGTTGCGGGCGGCATGCGCGACTTCGACAACCTGTGGGACGACCTGAAGGACGCCGCCAAGCGCGGCCTGCGCGATCTCGCTCGCGAGTTCCTGCAGCAGAAGCTGGTGATCCCGATCCAGACGCAGATCCTCAACGGGATGAGCGGTCAAGGCGGTGGGCTGAACCTGCAGAGCTTGATGGGGTTGTTCGGCGGCAACGGCTCGGCGGCCGGCGGGCAGAACCTGAGCACGGTGGCCGGCCTGCTCTCCAAGGGGCAGGGTCTGTTCGGCTTCGGTCGCTCGGCCGGTGCCGCGGCGGGCACCCTTACCGGCTTCGGCGACGTGACCAGCATGGCCGGGATGACCGGTTCCAGCTTCTCGGGCCTGATCGGTGGTGGCAGTGCCGGCGCTGGTGCTGGTGCAGGAGCTGGTGCGGCCGGCTCGGCGGCTGCGGCGGTGCCGATCATCGGCTGGATCGTGGCCGGCATGATGAAGAACGCCCAGCTGTTCGATCAGGGCTGGAACATCGCCAACGGTGAGAGCTGGGCCGGCAAGATCGCCACAGCCGGTGCGGTGGGGCTGGCCGACAAGGGGTTCCGTGCCCTGGGCTTCAACGACAAGGTCGCGTCGATCCTGTCTGGCTCCAGCATCCACGCCAAGCTGTTCGGCCGACAGGCGCCCAAGGTCACAGGCCAAGGCATCACCGGCAGCTATGGCTTCGGCGGCTTCGACGGCCAGAGCTATGCGGATATCAAGGCCAAGGGCGGCCTGTTCCGCAGCGACAAGAAGTGGACGCAGTTCGGCGCGCTAGATCCGGGCATCGATCGCACGTTCGATATGGCGGCGCGGCAGGTGCGTGGCGCGGCGACCGATCTGGCCAAGCAGTTGGGTGTGGACCTGACCCAGAAGCTCGGCAGCGTGCGGGTAGACCTGGGCAAGCTCCAGTTGTCGGCGGACTCCACCGAGGCCAAGGCGCAGCTGGAGGCTTACCTCGCCGACATGACCAATCGGTTGTATACCGAGGCGGTAAAGGCGGCGGGGTTCGGTGGCCAGCTCGACGGCTACTTCGAGTCGGCGGACGTGTTCACCGCGCTCAGTGCGTCGATCGCGCTGGCAGTGGGCAATGCCGATGAGCTGGGCCGAGCACTCAACGGGCTGGAGGTCGACAAGGTCAACAAGGCGGTCGACTACTTCCAGGACCTGGCAGGCGTCGCCGGCACGGACTTGGCCACCCAGGTGCAGAAGGTGACCGGGCTGCTCGGCAACTACGCCAGCCTCATGGCCGACGTGAGCACCCAGCTGATGACGGCCAACCTGACGCAGTACCAGTCGCAGGCGCTGTCGATCGAACGCACCTACCGCCAGCAGGTGAAGTCGGCCAACGACTACGCCAAGGCGCTTGGCTTGTCCGGCGCCCGCGCGGAAGACCTGGCCAAGATCGAGGCGCTGCGTGCCACCAACATGGGCAAGCTGCAGGTGCAGATCGACAAGGACAAGAAGGCCATGCAGTACGGCCTGTCGATCAGCGATCTTTCGCCGCTGACGGACCAGGAGAAGCTGGGCGAGGCGATGAAGGAGCTGGAGCGGGCCGTGTCCGGTGGCGACACCAGCGCCGCACAGGCGGCCGCTCAGGCCGCGCTGGGCTTTGGTCGGAACCTCTACGCCAGCGGGCAGGACTACAACAGCCTGTACGGCCGCGTGACGGGCCTGATCGATGGCATGAAGGTCGGTGACCTCGACCAGCAGGACGGCACCAGCATGGGGGCGCTGGCAGACGCCATCGAGGCGCTGCCGGACAACTTCAGCCGGGCCGTGTTCGACCTGGTCGTGAACAACGACGCTCAGACGCAAACCACTGCCGCAGTACAGCAGAGCAACGCTCTGCTCGCCGAGCAGAACCAGCTGCTCCGCCAACTCGTGTCTACCACTACCCAGGGCGTACGCAACGCCAGCAGTTCAGCGCTGCGCGAAGCACTCAACGCGAGGTAATCAGCAATGCAAGCAAGGAAACTCACGCTGGTGGAAATCGGCGTGGGCGGGCTGCCGTCCGCGTCTCCGGTGGCACCGCGCTTTTCCACGTGGTTCCCGGTGCCCTTCAAGGCGCCGGACGTGCCGCCGGCGAACGGGGTCAATCCCACGCCGGTGGCCGATGGCGTCGTGCTCGAATGGGACGCCGTCGATCTGGAGGGTGTGATCTACGTCATCTCGCGCAGCGAGAGCCAGGACGGTCCTTGGACGGAGATCCACCGCACCACCGAGACGCGGTACGTCTACAGCGACGGCAGCGGCAAGACCTGGTGGTTCCAGATCACCCCGACCGTGCGCGGCAAGACAGGCACCGGAACCGTGGTGGGTGCTGTCCCGCCCACGACCTCCAAGGACCTGGCCGAGCAGCAGGCCAAGCTGGCGGAGGAGATCAGCGCCCGGATCCAGGCGATCGCAGACGAGGCGGCGGCACGCGCTGCTGGGCTGGCGCAGGCTGCACAGGACCTGGTCGCCGAGGCACTGCTGCGGCAGCAGGGCGTGACCGAGGCCCTGCAGGCGGTCAGTGCAGAGGCCCAGGCGCGAATCGATGCGCTGCTGAACGAGAAGATGGCGCGCGAGGCGGCGATCAGCCATGAGCAGCAACTGCGGCAGAGCGCCGATGAATCGCTGGCGCGCGCAGTGTCAGAGGTCGCGGCTGGCAGCGGGACGCAGTTCGACAGCATCAAGCTCTGGCCGTTCAATCAGACCATTGAAGGGTGGACGGGCAACGGCGCGCCGACGCTCGTGGACGGCTGGCTGCGGCCCGCCAACCATGCCACCGCGCCGTGGGTGCAGTCGCCGGTGGCCTTGGCCGTAGACGGCAGCGCATACCGCTTCGTGAAGCTGCGCGTGAAGCGCGTTGGCTCGCCGACGTGGAGCGGGCTCCTGCAGTGGATCACCGCCACGGACCAGGCATGGAATACGCAGAAGCGTGCGGCCATCCCGGAGCCGGCGTGGGACGCGAATGGCGTGGCCACGGTCGACGTGCAGGACATTGCCTGGTGGCCGGCCACGGTTGATGCGATTCGCCTGCAGCTGGGGGCGGCGCAGACCGTCGCCAACTACTACCTGATCGACTACATCGCCGTGGGGCGTCCGCAACCGGGTGCGTCGGTGGCGCTGGTGCAGGAGGAAACCCAGGCACGTATCACTGCAGTCGCCGCTGAAGCTCTCCAGCGCAACACGCTGGCCGTTCAGATGCGAGGCAACTACACCGGAACGGATCCGCTGCAGCTGACTGCAGGGCTGGCCTACGAGGAGTTTAAGGCCCGAGTGGCTGCGGACTCGGCGCAGGTGCAGCGCATCAGCACGATGGAAGCTCGCATGCCGGTCGGCACTGGTTCGCTTGCAACCGCGGCATCGGTGACGGCGCTGCAGGAAGCCACCGCGACCACCACCAACGCGTTGGCGCAGTCGATCATGACGATCAACGCCACATTGCCCGCGATGATTTCGCAGGGCAGCAGCATGGTCCTCAATGGCTCCTGGCAGGCCGGCAAGGACGTTGGTTGGACCTACGACCCGGGTGCCACCGGCACCAGCTGGCCGGCGACGGAGGGGCGTGCCGGTGGGGCGTGTGTGCGCTTCGATCCAGGGGCCATTCGACGGAAGGCTGCATATGCCAACAGCCGGACGGTGATGCCGACGAGCCCGGGCAAGAAGTACCGCTACGGCTGCTGGTATCGGACTAGCCCGGACTTCAATGGCACCTCGGGTGACAGCAAGCTGCGGCTGTCGAATCAGAACGATGATCTGCTCGGCGGCTCAACGTTCTTCGTGGCGAACAAGGCCGCGTGGACGTACCTGAGTGCCGTTTACTCGATCCCGGAGAACACTGCGATCACCGGGTTGAAGCTGAGCATACTGGCTGACAACACCGCCGGCACGTTGTGGGTCGACGACGTTTCGCTAGAGGAAGTGACAGAAATTCTGGCGAACGCTCAAGCGATTTCGGACCTCAGCACCAGCGTGACGCAGCTGGGTGAGACGGTCACGTCTCAGGCAGGGCAGTTGACGGCGCTTCGAAGCGACCTTACCGGCGTTTCTGGGAGAACCGACGCCAACACCCTGGCGCTGACCCAGCTGACCTCGCGCACCACTACGGTGGAGGGCAAGGTGGAGACGGTGGGCACCAGCGTAACGAAGCTGGAAGGCCAGATCCAATCTGTCGGCGGCGACAACCTGCTCTGGAACAGCAGCATGGAAGACGCCCCGGTAGCCACCGCGGCCCCAACCGGTTGGAATCTGGAACGTATCCGCAGTGACGTGGGTGGGACCTTCTCCTACGTCGACTCGTCGCTATCCGGTGGCGGCAAGGCCGTGCGACTCGACTGGACGGCTGTGAACGCCAAAGACTGGGTCGGCCTGAACCGTGCCGGTCCTGGCTCCAACTACGTGAAGGTGGATCCGAACACCGACTACACCTTGTCCTCTTGGGTGCGCGGCACGGCGGGAACGAAAGCCCAGATCTACGTCCAGTGGATGAACGCTTCGGGCGGAACAGTGCTGGGAACCGTGACCTTGCCGGAAGTGGTCATGACCAGTCAGTGGCAGCGGCTGATTCTGCCCGCTCGTTCCCGCGGTGACGCTGTGCTTGCTCGCGTGTACGTGGGCCGACAGTTCGCAGACCAGCCCGGTGCGTACGCCATCGAGATCGACAACGTGCAGTTCCAGCGTGGGTTGGTAGCCACTGAATACCGCCCGAGCGGTCAGGAGGCGATCAACCTCACGACGCAGAACGTGTCTGCTGTTTCCGGCCTGACGACCCGCATGACCAACGCCGAGAACAAGGCAACGGCTCAGGCGGACCAGCTGACGAGCCTCACAGCGTCGGTGAATGCCAGCTTCAACCGTGGCGACAGCATCAACACCAACTCCGCTTTCGACGGATCGGCCCAGCCGTTCGCACTTGATGGGGCGGTTGAGTGGGTAAATGGTGGGGGGCAAGTCGGGTCCGCAATACAGATGACCCACGTCGCGGGGGCTACGAATCCAGCGGTGCGAGCTAACCGTGGCGCCTGGTCTCCACTCCGGGCGGGCACTGGACGGCGCATGCGTACAGTCATCGTGGCACGCGCCACATCGGGTTCCATTTCCTTGACGGCGCGATGCCGGGTCCGCACGGGTGGCGTGGCGGGCGAGGGCAACAACGACCAGACGACGCCTGTTCTGACTACGGCTTGGCAGAGGTTCGCCTTGGAGCACCCAATCGGTGATGACCGCACCGAAGTAATGTCCCACGTGTGGGCAACGAACCGGGCGAGCGGAACAGCTGTGGTGCTGGTGGATCGCATCGAGTTCTACGACGTGACCGACGAGTTGCTGATCAGTGCCAATGCATCGGCAACGGCAGGCCTCACCACGGCGGTGAACCAGCAGGGCAGCAAGCTGGACGCGACGGCGCAGGACTTGCTGAGCCTGAAGACGCAGGTGGGGAATGTGTCGGCCAGCGGCTTCAACGAGCTGAAGACCCAGGTCACGCAGCAGGGACAGACGCAGGAGTCGCAGGCGCAGCTGATCACCGGCTTGCAATCCCAGATGGGGAACAAGGCGGAAGCGGCGGTAGTGGTGGAGATGGGAACCAGCATCAAGAACCTTGGAGAGTCCGGCAACCTGCTGCAGAACTCCACGTTCCCGTTCTGGTCAAAGAACGGCTGGGAGTGGACGGAAAACCCCGACAATTGGTGGAATGAACTCGGCAACCCGACAGGTAGCGGCGACTGGAACCCCCAAGGTGTGTTTGGTCTTGGGGCAGTAGCGAAGGGCGGTATGAGTGCCGGTCAGGTGTCAGCGACATCCACCGCCTACGACACTGCCGTACTTCCAAACCGCACGTATTGCTTCAGCGTGTGGCTTCAGACGCATCGGTGTGATAGCCGGATCGAGATCGCATTCTATGATCGCGGCGGCAACTACCGAAGCAGCGCCTACAGCGATTGGTCGCCGGCGAACGATGGCAACGCGTCTTGGGGTCTGGGTGCCATTCCGCGCAGCTATTTGTTCGGAAAGGCACCGCCAGAAGCTACCTTCGCCCGAGTTCGTGTCTTCCTGCGAGGTGTTGGTGGCCTACAGGCGCCGTACTGGTGGATGTTCCGGCCGATGTTCAGTCAGGTGGCAGAGGGCGCGACTGCCCCGCCTGCATGGAACGCGGGTGGCCTTGAGGCGAACGCGAACTGGGGTGTGAACGTTCGTGCTGACGGGAAGATCGGCGGCATCCAGCTGGCCAGTAACGGGGCGATTTCGTCGTTCGACGTAGTGGCCGACGTGTTCCGTGTGTCCTCCCCTGGCAACAGCGGGCAGCGCACGGAATACAGCGACGGGAACTGGCGCACCTACTACCCGAACGGGCAGCTCGCCACGCGCATGGGCTGGTGGCAATAGCAAAAGGCGGGAGTGGCAAACGCCCTCCCGTCAATCACTAGAGGAGTAGAGCGCATGCCTGCGGGAATTCAGACCTTCAATCTCGACGGATCGCTGGAGATTGACTACACGACCCGCTTGGGGCTGTTCATCGGCACGGTTCAGACCGACGCCGTGCACGGTAATTCGACCTGGGTTGGGCCACTGCCACCAGGGGATTTTCTCTTCTACGTAGTGCCGCCTCCGGCGCAGCCTGGCCGCACCCCAACCGTTTGGTACTCGGATGGCCGGGTGTATTGGGGAACGGATGTGGATGGCAACGGGCAACCAGTCTTCTCCCTGGTTCCGGCAACTGTCCTTTACGGGGTGCACTGAAATGCTAATAGGAGGGTTTGAGGCATACACCCCATCTGGAACGGTGCAGGTCCGAAGCGAT